CGCGCCTGAGGCCGCACCACCTGCCCCCGGAGCGCCCCGCCAGAACTGACGGATTCGGCCGGAACATTGCGCGAATGCGGGGAATCGGCCGCGCGGACTCCCCGCGAAAGTCCCCGCATTGTTCTCAAGGCGCGGGAGGCTTCCAGCACCCCTGCGCCGCGCCGTACTCGTCATGGGCCTCGATCTGCGACGCGGTGGCCTCGGTCAGCTGATCGTCGGGGCCGATCAGGATCGGCTGCCAGCCGGCGCAGACCTGGGCGGTGGTGTCAACCACGGCGCCATTTGGCGCGCAGGCGCTCAGCAGCGCCAACACGGGCAGCATCAAGATCGATCTCATCGCGCGTTTCCCTTCGCTTTGCAGCGGCCTCGTTGGAGGCCTTCTCGACATAGTCCTTCATCTCGCGCCGGCCGCGCCGCTGAGCCCGCCAGTCGACGAACTTCAGCAGGAACACGGCGCCCAGCACCAGGCCGGTGATCCGGCCCGCCTTGCTGGTGATGAACCACCGGGCGGCGCGGCTGGCGATCGACAGCGGCGCTAGGATTAATAGCGGCAGGGCCATCACAATTATATTCCCAGCAGACGGGCGAGCAGTAGCTCGGCCGCGAACCAAACCCCGATCAGCGCGACGGTGATCCCGGCGACAAATATCGCGATCCCTTTCAACATCTCAGACCCCCATGACTTCGTTGTCCTCGCGCCGCGCCGCCTCGGCCTGGTTGGCCATCACCCGGTTGATCACGAACAGCACCACCAGCACGGCGGCGGCGCATGCCCCGCCCCAGCCGAGGAGCTGCGACAGCGTGAGCCCCTTCTGGGCGACCGCGATCAGCTCGTCGGTATTGTCGGTCAGCACCTGCGAGGCGCCCGCCGCCGCCGCCGCGCCGGTCGAGAGGATGGTGCCGAGATCGGCGCTGCGCCGTGTCGCCTTCGCCGCGCGCACCGTCCGGCTGTCGGCGAGGAGATCCACATCCGCCAGCGCCTCGTGGAAGACCTTCGCATAACCGGCGATCTTTTTCGCCCGGTCCCTGCCGTTCACCACCGCGCGGTCGTTCTCGAAATCCGGCTCGGACGTCGCCGGCTCGGACACATCGTCGAGGCTGACCCCGGTGAAGAGGCCGCGCTGCATGCCCACGACCAGGATCCGCGCGGCGATCTCCGGCTCGCGCGCCAGCTCGGGCCGCGTCTCCAGCACCGCGCCGACCAGCTCGCCCAGGCGCCGGTAGTTCTCGCGCCCGGTGAGCTGGACGAACCCCCGGCCGCGGAACCGCCAGCCGTCGCCGCTGGCCTCGTCGCCGTTGCCCATGCGGCTGGCGTAGACCCGGTTGGCGATCCGCTCGGGCTGGCGCTCATACGCCGCCGCCGTCCCGGCCGCCGTGAACCGCGTCGGCCAGGTCGCCATCAGGCCCTCGGCCGAGTAGTTCAGGTTTTCCTCCGGCGGCACGTCGTCTCGCACTCCGCCGGTCTCGTGGAACGCGGTCGCCAGGATGTAGGCGGCCGACTGCCGGTTCGTGCGCGCGCGCCTGCAGGCGCCGATCAGCAGGTTGACGTTGTCGACCTTGACCTGGTCCATGGTGCCGCCCCAAAGGGGACGGATCACCTCGAAGAAGCGGGATGTGGTCATGTCTGGTCCTTTCAGGGGATCGCTCGAAGGTGATTGCACCGCGGGACGCGCGGAGCGGCCCGGTAGCGGCCGACAAGTCCGGACCACGCTCCATCCGCGCGCATCAGCGACTCGCGCCCGTGGCGGCGGAACAGGGGCGGGCGCGGGCCATCCCGGCCCGGAGCCTCACCGCAGCTCGTCCAGTTTTTTCTGCAGCGCGCGCACGCGGCGCTTCAGGATCCTGACCTCCTGCTCGAGCAGCCCGGGGTTGGCGCCCTGCTCGCGCCGCTCCTCGATCTCCTGCTCGATCCTCAGCGCGCGCAGCTCGGCGCTCTCCAGCGCCTGCTCGGTCGCCAGCTGCTCGACCCGCTTGATATCTCCGGCCAGCCGGTCGAGATCGCTCGACCAGGCCGGGCGCGGCAGATCGATGCCGATGGCGGCCAGCGCGCCGATCAGCACGGTCGCGGCGGTCACCATGGCGGCCGCCGAGACCAGCCGTTGCCTGGTCATGCGCGCCTCCTCACTTATGGTTCGTGAAATCCTCCGGCCGCGCCGCCCACAGCCGCGCCAGCCGGATCAGCCCGCGCGAGATCGGCACCGCGGTCATGCCGAAGCCGAGGCAGAGACCGCCATAGGCGCGCTCGCCGAGCCCGAGCGCGTCGCCGACGGCGGGCGCCACCCAGATGGTGAACGCGATGCCGACGGCGCAAGCCAGCGTGAACTGGCCCCAGCGCCAGCGTCCGGGCCCCAGCAGGCCGCGGATCGCCGCGCCGGCGATGGTGGCGATCCACGCGCCGGCGTCGCCGGTGATCAACTGCCGCCACTGCTCCGGCATCAGACGGCGACACCCATCGCCGCGCGGAACACCGTGTCTATCGCCTCGTCGGTCACGCCCGGCCCGGTTGCCGCCGCGATCAGCGGCGAATTGCGCCCGATGGCGCCGCCGTATTCCCAGATCACGGACGCGCGCGGGTGCGCCGCGACCCTCGCCTCGACCGCCGCCAGCAGCCCGGCCTCGGCCAGCGCGATGCGAAGCTGCGCCAGTGTCGCAACCATTCCCGCGCGCTCTTCCTCTATAGGCGGCGGCGGTTTCGGGCCGAACGCGGCACCGTCCCATGTGCCGCCGATCTGCTCGGTGCCGTCGGCATCCGCGAGCACGGCTCCTGGAAGCGTGAAACCGGCATCCGCCTCGATGATGTTGGTGACTATTCCGCCGTCTATGACTGCCCGTCTCATCCGATCCACCTCACCCGTACTTCGCCGCGCGCACCGGCGCCTGGCGTTGTTTCCCCGCCGCCGCCGCCGCCAGGAATGGAACCGGCCACACCGGCAGCGCCGCCATCGCCTCCATAAACAGACAATCCCGCACCACCACCGGCCCGCCCGCCACCGCCGCCTCCGCCGAACAGACTTTTCCCGCCGGCAAATGTATCGTCCCCGCCTCCGCCTCCGCCGAATAGGCCGTCTCCGCCCTTGCCGGTGATACCGCCATCGCCGGTGTTGCCATGCCCGGAGTTGACCGTACTCACTCCAGGAAACGGATCGCCGCCGGTTGTGGTCGATCCGGCCGACAACTGCCCGCCGCCGCCGCCGCCCGCGGTTGAACCGCCACCACCGCCAAAAGCTGACACGAGCGCGCCGACAGATGTATTGCCCCCAGCCACCCCGGCGGCACCGCCAGCGCCAATCGTCACCGTCTCGGATGCGGCAAGGTCGGCCCCGACGAATATGCCGCGATTGAAACCGCCGCCGCCGCCGCCAGCGGCAGTTGCACCGCCGCCCCCCCCGCCGCCCCATGCGTCGATGATGACCAGTCCGGCGGCCGGGAACCCGGTCGGTTTCGTCAGCGATCCGCTGAAGGTGATGACGTCGTATTGCAAGAACGCGCCGGGATCGACCACCTCCGGGTTGCGCGTCATCAGCAGCAGCCGGGTGCCGTCGAACATCAGCTTGTAGGTCGTGCCGGACACCACCGCGCCGGCGGCCAGCGCCGCCGCCGCCGCATCTGTAATGGCGACCGCCGCCTCCGACCCGATGACCATCGTCATCGCGCCGGTGTTGGTCGCCGCCGCCGTGAACCAGAACGCCATTCCGGCGACCAGCCCGGCATCGAGCACGGGATCGACCACCGCCGTCACCGCATTGGCGGTGCCGCCGATACTCGTCAGGCGCAGCGCCGAGGCATCGTAGAACACGCCGATGTGATCGGCGACGTTGGTCATGTAGGCGGTGCCGGCAGCGCCGCTGCCACCGGTGAAAGTCGTTCTCGTTGCCATCAGGCGCTCCAGAGCTCCGGGGCTTCGTCAACCAGCGTCATCTTTGCAGAAAAATCATTCGCCGGTTCCAGCAGCGTCACCACCATGCGGCGGAATTCCTGACCGAACAGGCCGGTGACGGCGAGGCATCCGACATCGATCTGGGATATCGTCGCCGGATCGAACGGCCCGCCCGGCGTGGTGTCGTCGGCAACCGGCGTGGCGAAGGTCAGGACATCGCTTTCGCCGGTTGCGTTCGACAGCAGATGCACGCTGGTCACGCCATTGGTGCGCCGGATCGCCACGCCGGACGCGCGGCCGACCGTATCCATGTCAAGCACATTATCCATGTCCGTCACGCCGTCCATGTTCGGCTCGTTCCAGGTCGGAACCTCGGAATCGAGCCTGATGCCGGTCACGTTGCCGCCGCTTTTCGACACAGAGTAAATGCGCCCGAATCCCGCCTGCGTCTCCAGCACGTCATGCAGCACGCCGACCAGCGACCCGCGACGACAGACTATGGATTCATACGGCACGGTCAGGCTGTAGATCGCCGACCGCAATTCGGCCTGCGCCAGGTCGAACGCGGCCCGCCGCTGGAGCTTGTCGATCGCCGTCAGCCCCTCGTAGGTCACCTGCTCCAGACGCGGTCCGGCGACGCCCTCGCGGAAAACGACAAGCTGGGCCGGCGTATAGTCTATATCCTCGTCCTGGAAGTTGATGCGGAAACCATCCGGCAATCGGCTGAACGCCTTGGACCATTTGAAGTCCCGGCTGTTGCGCGGCGAGAATACCTGCACCGGCCCTTCCGCCGATCGATCCAGATCGCGGATCACTCCCCAGATTTCCGACTGGTAGGGCCTGGCGAAACCGCAACCGCCGATGATGCCGAGAACCTCGGCGATGCGGTCGCCCTCGGCGATGTGATCGCAGCTATAATCGAGGGTGATGCTGGCGCTCCGCCAGTCCACCAGGCTGGCATCGTCCACCAGCGCCGGCGGAAGCGGGTCGAGATTGAGCGAGCCCGCCAGAACATCGCGGAAATGCGGCGCCGGGTTGGAGGTGATCGCCCAGGTGTTCCAGCCGGAACCATCCCAGTCGCGGACATAACCGGACGCCACCGCCGACACGCGCTCGATACGCCGGTTCCGTGCGCGGATGGCGATGTAGGCGAATTCGCCCGTCGTCACCGGCGCCTCGGCCCACACCGAGATCACCCGCAGCAGTGTCGCGGAGTCCACGATATTCTCCCGGCTTTCCGGTATCAGGAACAGGCTCCCGGACTCCCGCCAGAAGAAGAAGTCATGAACCGCGTCGGTGGTGCCGTCATCATAGAAATACGTCGCGACCGTGTAGTTTTCGACCAGAAACCCGGCGCCGCGCATGATCTCGATCTGATATATTCCCGGAATGAAAACCGCCGTGTCCAGATAGACATTGGCCTCTGTCTCGGTCAGCGTGACGTTTCGGACGTTTGTTGTTCCAACAGTGTTGTTGTCGAGCCAGTCATTGCCGGCACCAGCGGAGAAATAGCTGTCGGCCACCCAGTCTTCTGTAACGGGTGTTACAGTAGTCTGACCCGGCGCCAGCTTGCGCGCCTCGGCGAAGGCGCCGGATACAGGCACGTTCGGGATGACATCGTTCTCGCCATCCTGGAAGATCAGCCGCACCGTCGCCCGCGCCGGGCGCAGTGTCGCGTCGTCGTAATGCAATTCCGGCAGGTTGATCCACGCCACGTCGCCGAACCTGCGGACGCGGATGCGGAACGGAACACGCATCCGCCTGGTTGCCGTGGCATCGAGCTTGCCAAGCCCCTGCGCCAGGACGATGTGGATCAGAACCTGATCCGGCTCCGCGCTCGACGATATCCCGTGGAAACCGGGCAGGCTCGCAACGCTGTTGTCCACCAGCGCGTCCTGATCGTCGGATTTCACGTCATGCTGCGACATCTCAAGCTGCACCGGAATCGTGCGGGTCTGCTGGCGGACGATTGTCAGCGCCGCGTCTCCCGGCCAGCCCTCGCGGGTCTCGAATTGCAGGTCCTCCGCCTCGTCTATCGGGTTGCCATCGATGCGGATATCGCTCAGATCGTGCGGCCCGGCCAGCGTGTAGACAGCCTCGACCCATTCATCCTGGCCTTCGAAATAGGTATACGGCTCCGCCGCCAGCGGCGGGAATATCTTGCGGGTGCCGATCACTCGCGGGATCGGCCCGTTCGGCTCCAGTATGTTGCCGCTGGCCGACGCGCTGCCGCGCCCGTCGCGGTTGAATTCACCGCTCTGCTGCCCCAGATTCGGCTTTACCGGCGGCGGCGCCAAGGCCCGCAGGAGCAGCCCGCCGACAATCGATACCGCCGCGCTCAGAGCGATGGCACCGGTTGTGCCCGCCCCGAACCCGGCGCCGAGCAACGCGGGACCGCCCAGCGCGCCGCCGGATATCGCCGTCGCCGCCACCGCGATGACAAGGGCGCCGACTATGGCCAGCCCGCTCTTGCCGCCCTCGCCGCCGCCGCCGCGCATGGGGGCGTGAAAGGTAACACTGATGATCCGGCCGTGCCGCATCGCCTTCGGCCTGGTCAGCCGCCACGCGGCGCGCGGGATCACCGCGCCATCGATCCTGATCTCGCCGGTCTGCGCGAAGCCCTGTGGCAGCCCCGGCATCCGCTCGGCCATCTCGGTGAGCCGCAGTCCGGCGGGAAACCGGGCGGTGACCGGCGAGCCGAGCGCGAACGGGTCGCGGTAGAAGGCCGTCACCTGCTCTTGCATGCCGCCTCCTTCATTCGTCTGAATCCCGCGATGCGGTGCCTGATCGTGTAGTGATCCATCGGCACCACCGCCGACGCGATGTCACGCTCGGTATGCAGCATCCGCGTCCCGTCGATCGCCAGGCCGACATGCCCGGTCCACGCCCGGTCGTAGAGCCGCAGCAGCACCACGTCGAACGCGCGCGGCGCTTCCACCGGCTCCCATTGCTCCTGTCCGGTGTCGATAGCGCGGGCGATCCTGATCAGATCGGCCGCCGATATTTCACCATGGCTGGGGAGGCTCACACCGAGCCTGTCCGCGTAGACCAGCCGCACCAGGCCCCAGCAATCCAGCCCGCAAATGTCCCGGCCGCCATCGGCGAACGGGATGCCGACGTAATTCGCCCACCAGATCACCGGAACAGCCCCGGAAAGAATTCCTGCGTCGCCATCCTGCCGGGCCACAGTTCGCGCGCGTAATCCCGCGCCTGCAACCGTCCGGTGACGAACAGCGCGTCGGCGTCGACCGCGGTCAGCAGCAGCTCGTCCGCCACGTAGGTTCGCGCCGCCGTGCCGATCTCCGAGCGCGGGTCAACCGTCTGATCGAATTCCGAGCCGGAAATCACTTCCAGCCTGATCTTCGGCGGCGTGTCGAGCGACCGCAGCGCCTCGCCGATCCGGCGGTCGGCGTTCTGGATCCTGAGCTGCGCGAAGGGCGCGTCTTCCGTGTCCGTCAGGATCGAGATGTCGAACTGGAAGCCGGTGAACAACGCGCCGCCGAGCGTGTGATCCACAGGGTCCGACACCACCCGGATCGGGTCGGCAAGCGCCGGGTGCGAGATCGTCAGGAACACCAGCAGGTTGTCGGCGGATTCCTCGCGATCTGCCTCGCGCCTGGCGCCTGCCGGGATCGTGCGCTCGATCACCATCAGGCGGCCGGCATCCGGTTGACGCGGCAGGTCAGATCGAATTTGCCGCTTTCGCGCGACCAGGCGATGCTGTATTCGCGCAGCCGCCATTCACGGCTCTCGCCGCTGACCGGATCGTCCCATGAATAGCGCAGCGTGCCCGAGACGAGCGTATCCTCAAAGAACGTCTCGAACTCCGCCACCTGCGCCTTTGTCAGTGGCGGAAACCTGGCTTCGTATTCATGCACAACCGCCGTGCCGCGTCTGCGCTCGATGGCCGGGCCAGCGTCGGGCTGGAAGGATACCCGGTTGTCGCGCGGCGCCCATGACCAGCCGCCCAGAAGCGGTTTCTGCGGCAGCGACGCGGGCCAGCTTGCCATGTTATCTCACCAGCCTTTGCGGAGAGAGGCCAAACCGGCTTCCCATCTGCCGGTCGATCTGGCCGTTCGCTGTCGCCTTCTGCATTTCCTCGACGATGAATTTGCGCACATCCTCGCCGCTCGGCCCCCTCGACCGTTCCTCGCGCACCTGCGCGGGCGTGTTGTTGATGATCTGCACCGTGACGCCGCCGCCGCTGACACCGAGCCTGCCGTCCGGCCCACGCGACAACGGCATGATGGCTTCCGGCCCGGCCTCGCCCATCAGGCCGGCGCCGCGCGCCATCGGGAACACGGTTGGGCGGCTGACAATCCCGCCCTTGGCGAAAGGCACGATATTGCCTTTCGAGAAGACATTGCCCTTCGCCGATGGCGAGCCCGGAACGATCGCGGGCGCGGTCCCGGAACCGCCTCCGAAAGCCGAACCGGCTATTGAGCCGATACCGCTGAACAGGCTGCCGAGAATGCTGCTCTCGCCGCGCTTGGCCAGATCCTGCCCGAGGATGTTGGCCAGCGCCACGGCGACATTCTTCAGCGAATCCGCGAAGCTGTCGGCCTGCAATATCGCGTTGGTGATCGCGTCCGCGATGGCGGTGATCTGCTGTTCGCTTTCCCTGGCGGCCTCGGCGGCATCCCGCTGCGCGTCCTCGTGCCTGGCAAGCACGTCGTTCAGCACCGCGAGCGCCACGGATTCGCGCTCGAACTGCTCCGCAAGCGCGGCCGCCTGTGCCGTCATCTCCGGCGTCAGACTGACGCCCTCGCGCTTGGCCGCGTTGCTGAATTCCTCGACTATCCGCTGCTTCTCGAATGCGGCCGTAAGGATCGCCTGCTGCAATGCCGACTTACCTGCAAGCTCCTGCTCCCGTCCGAGCAATCCGATCCGCTCGCGCAGCCTGGCAAGCTGCTCGCCAGTTTCGCTTTTTTTGGCTTTTCCAGTGCCGGACGGCTCAACCGGCTCAACCGGCTCAGCCGGCTCCGGGACCAGATCGATCTGCGGCAATTTCAGAACCGTGCCAAGCTCATTGACCAGTTTTGCCTGCCGCGATTCCAGATTCTCCAGGTCATCCTGCGCCCGCTCGATGGCATCGGTACGTTCCTGTAGCAGCGCGTCTATATCCGGTTCCAGTTCCCCGGACGCCGAACGGCGCAATGGCATCTCGCCAACGGGCACGTTGCCGACATCCGAAAGCGCTTCGATCCGCGCCTTGGTATCCTCGATGTCGGCATTGACTCCGGCCAGTTCCTCCCTGATCTGCCGCGCGGCAAGAAGTGGCGTATCGACGCGGACGCCGGCAAGCAGCCTGAGTCCCTCGACGCCATCTCCGACTTGTCTTGCCACGAAGCCAAGCACATCTGCGAGGAGCGAAAGAAGCCTGGTTAACTCGAGGACGAAAGGCCCCGCGTCGATCAGCGCCTTCGTCAGGTCGACCTCGATCTCTTTTCTCAACAGGGTAAGCTTGTCCTTGGTTACTTCCGCCGCCCGGAGCAAATCCTCTCTGTAAACCAGCCCGAGCTTGCGGACCTCTTCGCGCTGGCTGGCAATTCCGGCCGACCCCTCGTTCATGAGATTGACAATTGCGGCGCCGCTGCGCCCGAACAGCTCCATCGCGGTGCCGGTTTTTTCGGCACCGTCCTGAAGTCTGGCGAACCCGTCCGCGGTTTCCAGCAACAATTGCTCG